TTTATAGAAATTATAAAAGAAGGAAAAGAAATAAATAATAATAATGATTATTATGCAGGTAGCACAGACATATGATAAATTTGAACAATGTTTAGAATGTTTGGGAACAGGTGAAATAGAAAAATTAATCTGTACAAAACCTATTTCTGAATGTTGTGGAGGATGTTACACATATAAAGAATGTGAAAATTGTAATGGAACAGGAGAAGTAACATACCAAGTTACTATACCTGGATATATAATAAATTATAGAAGAAAAAGATTTAAAAAAGAATATAATGCAAAATATTTTAAATTATCCTGTGGAATTTCTTTAAATAAATTTCATTCTTCTAAAAGAATATTTAAAGAATTATTTAATACATTAAATGAAAAATTATGAAATTAGATGAAAATTATACATTGATTGGAGATGAATATCAATGGACATTATATTATGAAAGAAGATATTATAATGAAGAAAAAAAGAAAGAAGTAACATCAAAAAATACATATTATTTTAATAAAATGAAAGATGCTATTAATTCTTATATTGATAAAAAATTAAAAGAAAAAGAAACAATTCATGAAACCATTGAAGAATTAAAAATCTTATTAAATAAACAATATGAATAATTTAGAAGCAAAAGAAGAAGCAATTAAAAGTGCTTATGGTGAATATTGGGAAACTGTAAAACATTTTGTTGATGGAAATGGATGGTGTTGTAGTAGAAGAAATGTTGGATTTGAAGAAATAGTATCCAAACTATCATGGGAAACAAAAAGAGGAAATTCATATTTATGGAGACCAAAATCACTCCAAGGAATAGAAAATAATAATGGTTGGATAAAAATTGAAAGTGAAGATGATTTACCGAAAGATATAAATCAGTATTGGTTTAAAGGAATTAATGGTAAAATTGAAATTAGATTTTTCAATCCTGATTGGATAAATGACATGATTCAATTCAAACTAAGATACACCCACTATCAACCAATTGAAAAACCAAAATTACCAATTTATTAAATTATGAAGTGTGTAGAAGCTAAGGAATCAAAACTAGGATATATTTTAAATTCTAAAAAACAGAAAAGAAAATCTTATAAAAAAGAAACTAAATTAAAAAATAGAAGTTTTAGAAGATTTTTAAAAAATAATTTAGAAATAGGAAAAGAAATTCTTAAAAAAAGAGTGGGATATGAATTTTGAATTATTAAAAGAAGAAATACAAGCAGGACTAGATGGTAGAAATGCTGGTATTCCTATGGGATTTAATAGATTAAATAGATATATTGGTATTAGAAAAAGAATATATACACTTGTGGGTGGTTTAACAGGTTCTGGAAAAACTTCTTTTGTAGATGATGCTTATGTTCTTAATCCATTTGATTGGTTTATTTCTCAAAATAATCTAAAAGTAAAACTAAAAATAATATATCGTTCTATGGAAAGAAGTAGAACATATAAATTTGCTAAATGGATTTCTAGAAAAATATTCTACGATTATGGAATAATCATTCCTGTAGGTAAAATGTTAGGTTGGACAGATAAAATGACTAAAGACGAACACGATATATTTTTAACATATAAAGATTATATGGAAAAAATGGAAGAAGTTATTACAATTATTGATGGACCTGAAAATCCTGTAGGTATTGCAAAAGAGTTAAAAGAATACGCTTTACAAAATGGTAGAATAGAACAACTTGATAAACATAACAAGATATATATTCCAAATGACGAAAATGTTATAACAATAGTTATAATAGACCATATAGGTTTATTAAAAACCACAAAAGATTTATCAACCAAAAAACAAGTAATAGATAAAATGTCTGATGAACTTAGATATGCTAGAGACTTTTTTGGATATTCTCCTGTTGTAGTTAGTCAATTTAATAGAGATATTTCTAATCCTATAAGAATTAAAAATGGTGATGTTGAACCACAATTAGAAGATTTTAAGGAAAGTTCTCAAACACAAGATGATGCAGATGTTATTCTTGCTTTATTTGATCCTATGAGATATAAAGTAGCAGATCCATCAGGTTATGATCTTAATAAACTTAAAGATGAATTTGGTGCTAAATATTTTAGAAGTGTAAGATTAATTAAGAATTCTTACGGTGAAGATGATATTAGAATTGGATTAGGTTTCTTAGGACAGGTCGGAATGTTTAAAGAGCTTCCTAAAAGAAAAGATATTACAGATTCAGATTATCAATGTGTAGTAAATAAAACATTTTTTTTAAATAAATAAAAATTAATTTTTATGAAACTTACATATAAAGAACAAGCAGAAGAATTAATTCAAGATTTTTATACAAATAAACTAGATCAATATAATACATTTGGTAAATATAATTATAGTTTTGCAGTTGACTGTGCTATTCTCACTGTAACCAAAATAATTAGTTCATTAAGAAAAACTATTCCAGAAATAGGATTAGGAAAAGGATATTGGTATTCTGTTAGAGTTGAACTTTTAAAAATAAAAAATGGTAATAAAGAAAATTAAGATTCCAATTTATGAACAAACTTTGTATGTATCTATTACAGAAGATTATTCAAAAGACGAAGAAGAATATGAATATATCTGGAGACCAGAAAGAGAAGATTTCTTTGGACATACATCTGGATTAAATAATCAATATTTAATAATTTTAAATAAAAAATATTTAAAAAATGAATTACACATTGTTTCTACAATTAGTCATGAAACATTTCATGTAACTAATATGTTATTCAAAAAAATAGGAGCAGTTCCAGATATAGATAATGATGAGCATCAGGCATATCTACTTACCTGGATTATAGAACAAGTTTATAAAATATACAAAAATTATGAGAAAAGCACTTAGAAAATATATAGCAGCAAGAATGTTATTATGGATATATTATATTCTTCCAAAATGTACATTTAAAATAGCTTATTCTAATTTTATTAAAAAATATATACGATTATTATGAAAACAGCAGCAGAATTTTTTGATGAAGGAAACTTCAATAATGTAACTGATATGCTTATTGAATTTGCAAAAATGCATGTACAAGAAGCTTTGAAACAAGTTAATAAAAAAGCAGAGTTAGAAGATATTGATAGACCTGAAGATTTTTTCGAATATGATGGTGTAAATGGCTTTAGTAAAATATTAAATAAGAATGTTATTTCTTATGAAGGATATTATCATGTATGTATAGATAACGATAGTGTTTTAAATGCATATCCTTTAGATTTAATTAAATAATTTATGACATTAAGAGATATAAGACAAGAAGAATTTGCTAATTTATATATAAATAGCAATAGAAAAAATATATTAAATTTATGTCCAAGATTTGGAAAAATCAGAACAGCTATTAAAATATTTAATGAACTTAAACCTAAATCTATACTTATAGCATATCCAGATAAGAAAATTGAGGAGAGTTGGAAGGATGATTTTAAAGAATTAAATTTTGATGGTTCTATTGTTACATTTGTTTCTCATATTTCTTTAAAAAAATATATTGATAAAAAGTATGATATAATTATAATTGATGAAATTCATTTATTAAGTGAAGCACAAATAGAAATATGTAAAGAAATATTTAAAAATAATAATCAAATATTAGGATTAACTGGAACATTATCAAAATGGACAGAAAAAACATTAAATAAAGAATTAGATTTATTTGTTATTGCAAATTATACTATAGAAAAAGCAATTGAAGAAGGTGTAATAGTAGATTATGAAATTAGAGTAATTAAAGTTCCTTTAGATAATAAACTTGCTCAAACATTTAATAATAAAGTAAGAACAGAAAAAAAACAATTTAATGCTCTTTCTTATGTAATTAATAAATTAGAGGAAGAAGGAAAAAATACAATGTTTTTACGATTAAATAGAATGAGAGTTATTCAAAATAGTATTGCTAAGCTAAACAAAACAAAACAACTCCTAAAAGAATTTAAAGAAGAAAGAGTATTAGTATTTTGTGGGGTTACAAAAATAGCAGATAAATTAGAAATTCCTTCCTTTCATAGCAAGTCATCAGAAAAAGATTTATTTCATCAATTTGCTATAGGAGAAGGTAAACACATGGCGGTAGTAAAACTTGGTAATACAGGAGTAACATATAAACCATTAAATAAAGTAATTATTAATTATTTTGATTCTAATGCAGAAAATCTTGCTCAAAAAATAAATCGTTGTATGGCTATGGAATATAATAATCCAGATAAAAAAGCGATTATTTATATTATTTCTTCTAATGAGACCATTGAACTTAAATGGTTAACTAAGGCGTTAGAATTTTTTGATAAAAATAAAATTAAATATTTATGATACTAACAGGAAAAACAAAAGAAGATTTTGAAAAATGGTATATTAAAAAAGATGTATCAGAAGATGAATTTTATAATATTTTGGAAGAATGGAGTTATTTATCTACTTCTTGTAAAAATGCTTTTTATATAGATTTCTTCGATAGTGTTGGAATTTATACTACTTCTGATTATTTTGAGTTAAATAAAGGTTTTTATTCAGAAATTTTAGACAGTAATTTTGCAATTGTAAAACCAACACGACAAGAAGCATTAACCGAAGCAATTAAAAAAGCAAACGAAATTTATAATAATAAAAATTAATTTATATGGAATTAACAACAAGATTTAGTAATACTGGTGCATTCTTAGAAATAAAAGTAGATGAGGTAGACACAATTATTTTTAAAAATACTAATCAGTCATTAGAAATGATAGAAAATTTAATATCTGTAATTGAAGATTTGTGTAAGTTAATAGATAAAGAATTTAACTATGAAATAAAAGATGAAGAATAATATATTAAATATTTATAAGTTATGGAAGCAAAAGTAAAAGAACAAAAAATAAAAAAGAAAACCCAATATGAATTAGGTGTATTATATATTCAAAAAGAGGTAGGATTAATTGTTCTATGTGATAGAAATGATGATGATAATTTAAGAGGGATAGTTATTGTACCTGGAAATAAAAGAAATTCTTGGGGACAACTTCATTTTATAGGAGAATATAGAGCTGATTGGACTAATACATTTGTAAAATTCGAAGGTAAAATAGAATTATCTCAATAATATTTGTAAAAATGAAAAGATTTTTGTAAATTTGGAGAATTAATTATAAAAAGTAAAAAATTATGGAAAATCCATCTCCAAAAAAAGTGATTTCTCAAGAAATTCTAAAATTTAAAAAATTAGGAAAAGAAATTAAAATTAGTCCTAAGACTTGTGTTAGTGTTAATAAAGAAAACCTCTCTATTTTATATGGAACAGAATCAATTAATATTGGTATAGGAATAGGAAAAGATCATGTAGCACATTTAACAATGTCATTAGAAGCTTGGAAAGCATTAAACGAAGGACAAGAAATAAAAACAACAACATTAAAAGAATTTAAAAAAGAATATTTATAAACATGACAGAAGAATTTAAATTACCTGAAGATATAGTTCAGGTAGAAAAACAAGCTCCTCCTAGAGATTTAGTAATTATTGGACAACCCAAAATTGGAAAAGGTACTATATTAGGAGAATTTACTAAAAAATATAATGCTTTAATTTTAGATTTAGAAAAAGGAGGATATGAGTATATTCCTGCAAGAAAAATTTCTACTTACGAATCTCAAAATACAACAAGATGGGAAAGCTATCAAAATTATTTAAAAATTAGAAAATTATTATTAGAAAATTCTGGAAAATATGATTATTTGATTATTGATGGACTTTCTGATTTAGATGATCTTTCTGAAATTGGAGGAACAATCGCTTATCAAAAAAGTATATTAGGAAAAAAATTTAATAGACCTAATTCAGATCCAAGTAAAGAACCCTATTTACCTACAGATCCTTTATGGAAATCTGTACTCACTCTTCCAGATGGAGCAGGATATATGCATACAAGACAATGGTTTTTACAACAAATAGAATTCTTTAGACAAATTAGTCCTTATAGAATTTATGCTGCTCACGTAGCTGATAAATATATTAAAGATAATGGAAAAGAGGAAGTTGTAGGAAGCGAAATATCATTAACTGGAAAATTAAAAACTATTTTTGCATCAAAAGTTACTGCACTATGTAAACTTGTAGCAGATGGAGATGAAAGATATTTAAATTTTGATGTTTTAAATGATAGTATTATTGCAGGAAGCAGAAGTCCTAAATTAAAAGGAAGAATTCTTATTTCTAAAACAAATAAAGATGAAACATTAGAAACTTATTGGGAATCAATCTACAATTAGTAAATAAAATTAAAGAATATTATAATTAAAATTATGGAAACACAAGAATTACCACTAGCATCATTAATGGAAAGTAGAACTCAACTTACATATGGTTCTAAACAACAATTGTTATCTAGATATAGTATAAAAATTGACTTTTTATCTAGAGGATGTATTGTAAATATAGGATGTAAAACTATTCCTTTTGAAAAAGTAGAAGATGCTATTACAGAAATTAGTAGATATGTAAATAATCCAGAAGAAGTGGAAAAAGAATATAATGAAAAATTTAAATAATTAAAATTAACAATTAAAAACCAAAATTATTATGTCATCAATCGGAGGAAAACGTAAAGAAAACACAGAAAACAGTGATTATTCAAAACGTGTAGGATTATTTGAAGCAAAAGTGATTGCTATTAATCCAACAGCAGAACAATACAAAAACTTATTAAACATTGAATTAAAAGAAGACAGTAAAGCTACAGAATATTTAGGAACAAATAATGATGGAAATGATTATTTGAGAGTTGATGTGTGGCTAGAAGAAGTAAAAGATGGAAATAAATTTAAAAAAACATTCTTTTTAGAAGATAAAATTAGAGAAAATAAAGATGGAACTAAAAAACAATACATTAATAATGTAGGAGTTTGTTCTTGGGCAGATGATGAAAATAATCTTCCTGATTGGTTTAAATCCAGAGAATATAGAGAAGCTTATGTCGGAGAAGAAGATTTTTATAGTTTTTTAAGAACTTGGTTGGGTAATCTTGATTATAGAGATGCAGACACTGTTCTTCAATTAGAATGGAAAAAATTAATGAGAAGTAATCTTAGAGATTTAACAGAACAGATTAACGGAGAATGGTCTACAAATGTTGTAGGTCTTGCTACAGTTATTTCTAAAGAAAAAGATGGAGAAATTAAAGAATATCAAGGTATATATAATAATTTCTTACCTGCATATAGCCTTAAAAATTTTAGATTAGTAGACTATGATAATAAAGAAGTGCTAGAACAACTAAGAGCTAAAAAGCCAAAAGACTTAAAACCACATGAACGATTTGTTTTACAACTCACTGGAGAATATGGATGTAAAGATTTTTTCTTATTAAAAGATTTACAAGAATATAATCCAGATATAAATCTTGTTGCTTCAAATGAACCATTGTCAAGTGATGGTGATGATTATTAATTAATAATATCCCTCAGAAATGAGGGATTTTTTATTTTTGTATTATGGAAGAAGTATTAATAAAATTAAGAAGAAAATATTCAGAAAATGAAATGATTCAGGCTTTATATAAAGTTCTTTCTGAAAAAAATATTGAAATAGGTAAATTAAAATCTGAGATAGAATTTTTAAATGAAGAATTAAAAAATAAAGAAATTTTATTTGAAAAGGAATTAATTAATAAAATTAAAGATAGTCATATGTGGAAAGAACAAAGAAGAATATTAATTTCTAGAGGAGAAGAAATACATAAATTAAAAAAGATAATTTCTGAGCATAATTCAAAATTAATGTATGATAAAAGGATCTAAAAAAACAGCACTCACTCCAGAAGCTATATTATCTAAAATTTCAACATTTGATATTTTTAAATTCTATATGCCAGAAAGAGATTGGAGATTAAATACAGTTACATATTCTCCTTTTAGAAATGAAAATCACCCTTCTTTTGTTATTGGGAATAAATATGGAGAAATATCATTTATTGATTTTGCAGAAACTTCTTTACGAGGAGATTGTTTTTATTTTGTAAAATGTTTATTCAATCTTTCAACAATGAATGATGTATTGGTTAAAATTGATAATGATTTTGGTCTTGGTATATCCTCTAAAGAAAATGTAAATAAATATAAAGAAATTGTAAAACAATACAAACAACCAGAAGAATCTATAAAAAGATATTCGTTAATCCAGGTAAAGACTAAAAGGTTTACAAAACAAGAATTAGAATATTGGAATAGCTATCATATAGATATACAAGATCTCAGGAAAGAAAATGTTTATTCTGTAGATAAAGTATATTTAAATAAACAATTATTTTATACTAATCCTCATGAATTAACATTTGGTTATTTGTATGATGGTCATTGGAAAATTTATCGTCCAAATGAAACTAAGAAAAATAAATGGCTTCCTAATAATGTTCCTATTACAGCAATGGATGGTTTGGATAATATTAAAAATTGTGATGTGGCTTTTATTAATAAAAGTAAAAAGGATTATATGGTAATTAAAAAGTTATTTGAATGTAGCTGTGCTGTACAGAATGAAGGACTTGCTTGTTTTTCAGAAGAAAATGTAAACTATTTAAAATCAAATTCTAAAAGACAAATTCTTTCCTTTGATAGCGATGTAACAGGAGTGAAGAATAGTCAACAAATAACACAGTTGTTTGGATTTGATTATTGTAATGTTCCAAAACAATATTTATCAGAAGGAATTAAAGACTGGGCGGACCTTGGAAAAACACATGGAATGAAAGCAATAGAAAAATATTTAATAGAAAAAAATTTAATTTAATATGGAAAAAGTAATTAGAAATGGAAAAGTAGCAGTATTATATTCTCCAGGATTTGGAGCAGGTTGGTATTCTTGGAATGAAAGAAAAGAATTGTTATTTCATCCAAAATTAGTAGAGATGGTAGAAAATAATAAACAATCTGAAATAACCGAACAATGGATAGAAGAAAATTTAGGTATCAGTAATGCATATTGTGGAGGAGCTGGTGATTTACAAGTAAAATGGCTTGATGAAGGAACTGCATTTATAATTAATGAATATGATGGCTCAGAATCTATAGAAATATTAGAAAATTTAACATTAATAGCGTAATTATGAACACAAATTTTACAAAGGAATTGTTACTATCAACTCCTTTACCACAAGAAACAAACACTTACAAACCAATTTCTCATGAACAATTAATTGATTTAACACTAACAGGAATTGAAAAATCTGGTTTTAAATTAGAAACTGAATTATATAGTTCAGCACAAGAAGGTAATATTGCTAATGGTAGATATACAATTAGTAATGTAGCAGATAAAGAAATGAAATTACAAATAGGTTGGCAAAACAGCTATAATAAACAACTTACATTAAAATTTGCTTTGGGAACAAAAATCCTAATTTGTAGCAATTCAGCAGTATCAGGAGATTTTGGAGCTTTTAAAAAGAAACACGTAGGAGAAATTCAAACTTTTACACCACAAGCTATTACAGATTATATTAAATCTGCAGGAGAAGCTTTTAAAAGAATACAGGTGGAAAGAGATGCAATGAAACAAGTTGAAGTGGATAAAAGAGTTATTTCTGAGCTTATTGGTAGATTGTATATTGAAGAAGAATTAATTCAAAGTACACAATTGAATATTATCCAGAGAGAACTTAAAAAACCTACTCATAATTATGGAGCAGAAGGAAGTTTATGGGAATTGTATCAATTTACAACATTTTCTATGAAAGAAATTCATCCTAGATTATGGATGGAAAATCACATGGATGTTCATAAATTCTTTACAGAACAAGCAGGAATTATTCTTCCATCTAAGCAAATTGAAGTGGGAGCAAAATATAAACAATTAGAATTATTTGAATATTAAAATTTAAAATTATGGGAAGACATTATTCAGGAGATATAGAAGGTAAATTTTGGTTTGCTGTACAATCATCAAATGCTGCTGATAGATTTAGAAGTATTGGATATGAACCAAATTATTTAGAATATTATTTTGATGAAGATAATTTACCTAAAGTACAACAAGAATTAAAAAATATAGAAAATATTATATCTTTAGAAAATATTAAAAAATTAGATGAATTTTTTAATAAAGTTAACGGATACGATGATCATATTTTAGAAGAACACGGCATTTTAAGTATTTGGAATGAGCATAAATCAGATTATGCTGATTATATATTAGGAAAAAAGATTGAAAAATGTTTGTTAGAAAATAAAGAATGTAATTTTCAAGCAGAATTATAATGGATTGGAACAAGTTTTCTCATCAATTTGATGAAAGTTGGCATAATATAATAAAACCATTTATAGAAAGTGAAGAATGTGATAAAATATATGCTTTTTTAAAAAAAGAATCTGCTAGAGGAAAGAAAATAGCACCTAATTCTTCTGATGTATTTAGATGTTTTAAAGAAACTAAATTATCAGATTTAAAAGTGGTATTAATTGGAGTATGTCCTTATCATACAGCTTCTTTTAATAAAGAATGTATAGCTGATGGATTACTTATGGGGTGTTCTAAAACAGGTAAATTACAACCTACATTAGAACAATTTTATAGTGGTATAGATAAAGAGATTTACGAAGGTAAAGATATATATCATATTCTTGATCCAGATGTATCATACCTGGCAAAACAAGGAGTTTTAATGCTTAATGCAGCTCTTACTACAGAAATAAGTAAAGCAGGATCTCATTTAGATGTATGGGAGCCATTTATGAAATATATATTTGAAAATATATTTGATGTAGAAAGAGTTCCTATTGTATTTTTAGGAAAAGAAGCAGCTAAATTAAAAAAATACCTACCTATATTTAATTGGTCTTTTGAATTACCTCATCCAGCTTCTGCAAGTTATGCACATACAGAATGGGAAACAGAAGGTGTATTTGGAAAAATTAATAAAATATTACAAGAAAATCACAATGTAACAATCGAATGGCTACATGACGATATGCCATTTTAATAATTAATAATAATTATGAATGAACTAAAATTAATTAAAGTTAGTGAATTAGAAGTAGGAGATGAAATAATCATCTCCTCTTATTCTAATTTAAAATATTTAAAAGTAATAAAACTTCCTAAATTAAAAACAAGTAGATGGGGAGATTATTATACAAGTACAAAGTGTTCTTTATTTAAAAAAAGAATGAAAAAGGGTAATTTTGAATGGAATGCATTTCCATTTGAACAAGATGTAACTAAACATAATTCATTTATTTATAAGGATTTAAATAATAGACATATATTATTAGTAAAAAGAGAAAATAATTAAAACAAGAAAGAAAATGATATTACAAAAACAAAAAGAAGCAAACGTATTATTTGAAGGAGAAACACAACAATCAATTGGAATGACTCTAGACTTAGATTCTGCACAAATTTTAATGCAGATGTTAAGTAAAAATCTTTATTCAGATTCTATAGGTTCTACAATTAGAGAAACAGCTAGTAATGCACTAGACTCTCATAGAAGAGCAGGAGTAGATAAACCAATTATTGTATCTCTGGAAAATGTAAATGGAAATTATGAATTTTCTGTTGAAGATTTTGGTCTTGGTTTAGATGCAAATGATGTAGAGAATATTATTTCCAAATATGGTAAATCAACTAAAAGAATGAGCAATAATGAATTGGGAATGTTTGGTTTAGGATTTAAAGCACCATTAGCATATTCTTCTACATTTTATTTTGTAGCTAGAAAAAATGGAATTGAAAGAAAATATATGATGTATGAAGGAGAAGATGTAAACACTATAGATTTATTATATGAATCTGAAACTACAGAAGGAAATGGTGTTAAAGTGATTGTTCCTGTTAAATATTCTGATTATTATTCTTTTAAAACTAAGTCAAAAGAACAATTAGCGTATTTTCAAAATGTGTATTTTAATGTTCCTGATATAGATAATTCTTTTAAAATTCTTAGAACTGAACATTATCAATTGTCCAATATTTCTACAGATAGTTATCTACATATCTGTTTAGATGATGTGTATTATCCTATTGATTTTGCTAAATTAGGAATTCGTTCAATTTCTTTTCCTGTAGGATTAAGATTTAATTTAACTGATGGATTATTTCCAACTCCAAATAGAGAAGCAATTAGATATACAGAAGAAGCTAAAAAAATAATTCTAGATAAAATTGAAATAGTAGCAACAGAAATAATTAAACTATACAATTCTCAAATATCTGGAATAAATAATTTAAAACTTATTTATAATTATTATCAAGGATATGATAAATCTATAGAGTTAAATGGTTCAAAATATTCAATAGAAGATTTAATGCTTTATTCTAAAGAAAAAGTAAAAGAACCTAATGTAGAAGGAATTAAAAATCTTGATTTAAGACGTTTATTTAGAAATTTAAGTGATTGTTTGTTTAAAGATTGGGAAGTTAAGTATACATTATATAATAATAGAATTTCAGAATCTAAATATAATAAAGATATTTATTTAAGTGGATTGTTTAATAAACAATTATATGTAATTGATAATTTTCCTAAAAATTTAAAAGATTATATTAGAGACACATCTAATAATAATTATACAACTAAATATTTCATAAAGAAAAATTTCATAAAGAAAATAAAAAGTTTTAAATTATTTCCTGATAAATGGTCTAATGGATTTTCTACATCCTTAGATAATTATTATAATATTTTAGAGTTGAAAAATGTTCCTAGAAAAGATTGGAGAATTCATATTAAAGAATTTCAATTATTAAAACAAAAATTAGAAGAATATATTTTAAAAGATTATTATAATCCAGAAATTCCTAAAGAATGGTTAGATGCTAGAAAAAAACAAAGAATAAAAACTACTAATGTTTCTGTTAGAGCAAATAAATTAGAAGGAGAAGTTTCTTGTAAAATTGCAACTAATCTATTAAGAGATGTATATGGAAAAAATTGTAAGTTTGAACCTTTCATTTTAAAATTAAATGAAATTTACAAAAATCCAGGTTTATATATTTATGAAGAATATGAAAATAGAGATAAATTAGATAAATTATTTCAAGTATCTTCAAAAAATAATATTAAATTAATTACATTCTCAAAAAAAGAATTTCAAATAATAGAAACTTTAAATATTCATAACTTAATGTCTTATAACAAATTTATGGAAGGAAATAACGCACCATTTAAAAGAATAGTTACAGCAAATTTAATTTCTCAATTAATTAGTAAAAACAATAATTTGTTTAATAATAGTTATAAATTTAGTGAATTATCTACAGAATTTCAACAAACATTAGATGAATTACAGGATTATAGAAGAAAAAATATTAATCAATATTTAAGTTCAGAAGTATCAGATGCTATGTACTCTGTAGCAAAAGAACATAATTTATTTGATTACTCAATTTATAATAAATATTTAAAAATGAATGAATTATTAGAAAAACATACATTCATTAATTATTTATCAAAACAGTTTACTTATGGAGATAATTCACAATTAATTTCTGTATTTAGAGATTTATTTAAATATAATAAAATCAAATTAAATTTAAATCAATACAATTCTGGAAAAATAACAGAAGAAACATTAGAACAATTAATTTAAGAAAGGGATTAATTTCCCTTTCTTTTCTACTATTAAATTAACAATAAAAAATTAAAACAATGAACTTATTTAGCTTAAAATGGTTTAGAAGTAATAACCAAGAAAAATTAGAAAAATTAGAATTAGAAAAAAAAGAAAAAGAATTAGAATTATTAAACTTACAACTTAAAGAAAGTAAAAAATTATATAAAGTGCTTTCTTTAGTAAATAACAATTTAACAATTGTTTTACAAGATGGTTCTATCATTAGTAAATCTAACGCAACAGAAAATGATGTACAAGAAATAAAACTTGCTACAAGTGAAAGTGAAATTTTAAGAATAGTAAAGGATGTAAATATTCAACAAGAAAAAGTAACAGAAGAATTAACTAAAGAAGAAGTAGATATGTATTCTGAAGGATTTGAATTATTTCAATATTTAGATGATTTCTATGCAGAAGAAAACACAGTATATTTATCTGGGACTAATAGAAGTTTACCAGATTTATTAGTTAAAAAATTTATTGAAATTATTACAAGAGTAGATAAAGTATTTTCAGAAGAATCTTTACAAGAAAAATTAAACAAAGATGAAGAATATATTTCTCATAAAAAATTCTTTATGTGGTGTTGTTTAAATCCTAATGCTCAAAGCGCAGAAGATTTATATGGATTTTTGGAAAAACATAATATGAAAATTGATAGACATGGTAATTTCTATGCGTATAGAAGAGTGAGAACAGTAGGTGATGATTCTAAAGAATTAGTAGATTTTATTTCTAATGCTTATAATAAAATTAAAGCTGTTTGGAAGAAATCTCCTAAAGCTTATGATATTTATAGCAGACTTGGTGATTATAAACTTGTAAAAGATAATCCTCCTACAGATGATAATTCTTATTGGGAAAAATTAGGCAATCTTGAGGAACTATATCTTAATCTTCCTAATATGAAAGAGAACAAATATACATCTGATCATACAGGTAAAGAAGACTATAGAGTTGGAAATGTTATTTCTATGCCTAGAAATGAAGGCGATGATGATAATTCTATTAGTTGTTCTATGGGATTCCATGCTGCTAGTAAAGAATATGATTATTCTGGATTTGGTGATCAAGACATTCTTGTAATTATTAATCCAATGGATGTTCTTGCTGTTCCAAAAGGAGAGGTTGGTAAATTAAGAACTTGTAGATGGTTTTTTGCAATGACATTAGAAAAAGATGAAAGATATATTCTAGATGAAGAAGATTTCAATGTATTAGAATTAGGAGACATATTTAATGAGAAATGTTTTGAAGACATTGAAGAACATGTAAAAAATGGCTTTACAGAAGAAGTAAAACGTCACACATTTACATTACCTACATTATCTTCTAAAGAACTTTCTAGAATTATAAATTCATTAGAAGAAATGTCGAATGTTATTAATAACAGAGTAGTAGAATTAAATTAATGTTAATATTTCTCCCTATAGAAATATAGGGAAAATTTTAAATAATTATTAGATGGGAAAGAAAGTTATTAAAACTAGAAATGCAGGAACTATGTCAGAATCTGCATTTTGGGGGTTTATTAGGAGTGCACTCAGACAGAAGTCTCGCTGGTGGAAGCCGATTACACAATGTAAACAAAATGCTAAAAGACCTTATAAAGGAGTTAATAAAAGACAAAAATTTGAATATCAATGTAACAAATGTAAAAAATGGTTTCCAGATAAACAAATTAATATAGATCATGTCACACCAGCAGGAGAGTTAAATAAAGCAGATGATTTACCTGGATTTGTAGAAAGACTTTTTTGTGAAGTTGAAGGGCTTCAATGTTTGTGCCAAAATTGCCATAATGAAAAAACTAAACAAGAAAAAGAACAATTAAAAATAAAAAGAAATGGTAATATTAAATAAAGAAGAAACAGAATTATTAAAAGATTATATTGATAATACAACAATATCAGTAAAATGTTTAGTAAAAAAGTTTGGCAGAAAGAAAACAAGAAAGTTATTAAGAGTTGTGCATAAAATTTATAATTAATGATAAGAAAATTAATAAGCAGATTAACAATGGTTAAATCTGGAATAGTAATATATGATTCAATAATTAAAAAAGAATTATGTCATTGGACAGATTGTTATTTTGATGAGTATATCGCAATAAGTAGATTTAGTAAAAGAATAAAAATAAATTAAAATATTAAAATATGACAACAGAAGAAATGATGAAACAAGTAACTAATGAAGACATTAGTCATTTTGGAGAAGAAAGAATAAAAAAAATATATAATTCTTGGGAAAGAGGTATAAAAAATTCTGAAAAACAAGGATGGTTATTGGTAGGAGAAGTAGAATGGGGAGAACATTTTCCATTTGGAAAATATAAAGAAGAAGAAGCTTACTTTTTATTCATGAGATCTAGATTAAGTAGTAATGAAGAAACTTATTATGAGTATAGTTTTGGAAAAACTTTCACAAATCCTACAGCAGAATGCTGGTATTTTGAATATAGAAAAAGATATTCTATTAATACCATTTTAACAAGTTTTATATCACGTGACTTACAATTTCAAGGACTAGGAAACCCTACTCTTAATTCTGAATATTTAAAAATAAGACTTGTAGGAAGTAAGGAATGGTTATATCCAGATATAGATTTTTTAAATAAAAAAATAGATATGGATGGGCTAGAAAAAAAGTTTAGATCTAATAAACCTCAATTTAATTTATTTTAAATATGAAACCAGTTTTTGAAAAAACAGTTAATGATAGAAATGTTATTCTAACTAATAAAATAACTAATAAACATTTAATAGTAGGACATAACTATAGAAAAGAACCTATTATATTAACAAATGAAAAATTTGATACACGAAATTTTAAATTTACTTCAATAAATGATTTATTTACACAAAGTAATAGTTATAATAGTTTTAAATTAATTAAAAATGTTGTTGAACATTATTTGAATGCAGGATGGAATATAGAAGTGTTTCATCAAAAAGATTGGAAAAAAGCTTTACAATGGTTAATAGATAATGCAGAATAAATATGAGTGTACTGGCAATTAGTGGGAAAAAGGAGTTGGTAAATTGGTGTTTTAATTAAAATTTTGTATTTTTGTAAAATGGAAACAGTTTACATTTATACATTAGAACATCCTATTACTAAAGAAATTAGGTATGTAGGTAAAACAAAAAATCCTAAAATGAGATTTCATAACCATTGTAATAAACTACATAATGAAAAATCACATAAAAGAAATTGGATTAATAAATTAAAAAAAGAAGGGTTGAAACCTAAAATGAAAATTTTAGATGAAGTTTTAGAATCGGAATGGAAATTTTGGGAAAGATTTTGGATAAATCAATTTAAACAATGGAATTTTAATTTAGTTAATCATACATCTGGTGGAGATGGTTTAACACTAGGTAATGAAACATCTTTTAAAAAAGGACACAAACCTTGGAATTATGGTACTGCTAAACCTAAAGTATTAAAAGGTAACAGAGGTAGAGCAGAAAACTCTGTAAAAAATCATTTTCAGAAAGGGTTTATTCCTTGGAATAAAAATAATAGTGGTTATACTACAAGTAAATCAAAAAAAGTATATCAATATTGCGCTTATACAGGTGAATTTATTAAAGAATGGTTTTCTTCTAAAAAAGCTGGTGAAACTTTAAATATTAATAGTACAGGTATAAGAAATTGTTGTTTATTAAAAAATAAATCAGCAGGAGGGTATATATGGAAATATTTTAAACAAGAAAAAATAGAAATTATGAATAATGTTAAATTAAAAATTAAGAAAATATGCTAATCGGGGTGAGTGGGAAAATAAACTCGGGTAAAGACCTAGTGGGCAAAATTATTCAATATCTTACAAGTGAATCTAATGTTTATCCTTTTGATTTAAATATTGATTATTCACATAAGTCAAATTGGGAAGTTAAAAAATTCGCTGATAAGTTGAAAGATATTATTTGTTTACTTATAGGATGTTATAGAGACCAATTAGAAAACGAAAGTTTTAAATCTAAAGAATTAGGAGAAGAATGGTGGTATTGGTATATGGAACGAGTGGGTGGATATTCACCAATTATTCTTGATTATTTAACTACTACAAAAAAACAGTTAAAAAATTATGAAGGATTAGAATTAATAAAACCTACACCAAGATTTTTATTACAATTTATAGGGACAAATTTATTTAGAAATCAATTACATCCTGAAATTTGGGTTAATAGTTTAATGAATGAATATAAACCTTATTCAATTCCTGTTAAGGATTTAGGAATAGGTAAGGGATTTGAATGGGGAGAAGCATATCCAAATTGGATTATTACAGACATGAGGTTTCCTAATGAATTAGAAGCTGTAAAGAAAAAAGGAGGCATTACTATTAGAGTAAATAGACCTTGTAATATATGTGGAGGAAGTGGTTATCACAAAATGAGTTGTCCAGTTAGTAAATCAGGAGAGCACTATTCAGAAACTGCCCTTGATAAATCAAAATTTGATTATGTCGTGGACAATGATTCAAATATTGAATCACTTATTGAAAAAGTTAAAGAAATTTTAATTAAAGAAAAATTAATATGATAATTTGGGCTATAAGTGATACACATGGTTATCACGAACAATTAGAAATTCCTTCTGGTATAGATATGATTATTCATTCTGGGGATTGTAGTAATAATATAAATCCTTATCTTAATGAAAATGAGGTAAGACAATTTATAGACTGGTATAAAGAAGTTCCTGTTAGACATAAGATTTATGTAGCTGGAAACCATGATACATCAATAGAAAAAAGACTTGTCACAAAAAAAGATTTTGAAGAAGCAGGAATTACATATCTGGAAGATGATGTTATAAAAATAGAAGGGTTATATATTTATGGTAATCCTTATGTTCCTAAATATGGAAGTTGGGCTTTTATGAAAACTCCAGAAAAACTTAATGGTTATTGGAGAAAGGTAAAACCAATTTATGCAGATATTCTTATTACACATGGACCACCTAAAGGTATTCTTGATAAATCTTATAATAGAAGTAGAGAAATAGATCAATGTGGTGATAAAAGTTTATTAAATATGGTGAAAGAATTAAAACCAAAATTAGTATGCTTCGGTCATATTCATTCAAACAAAGATATTCAAAATAATGGAGTTTTGTATCAAAATAATATTTATTTTTCAAATGGAAGTGTAGTTAAAGACAGAGAATTTGGAAAATTATATTCAAATGGAAATATTTTTGAAATTGATGATAATCAAAATGTTAAAATATATTGATTCAAATTAGATTTTCTCATTTTTATTCGTACCTTTACATAATTAAAAAAATAACTATGAGAAAATCTGATTTTACTTTTAATAAAAATTGTACAAATACAGCGTATGTATTAGGTTTTATATGGGCTGATGGATATTTAAATTGTAGAGATGGGAAGCATGAAAGAGTAAATACTGAAATAGCTGAAAAAGATTTTAATGAAATATATTATTTATTCAATAATATAGGAATACATCTTTTTTCAACTAAAAGACAAAGAAATAATAGACAATCACAAGCTACTTTTGGTTATTCTGATAAAAATTTTATTTCGTTCTTAATAGAAAATGACTTTTTAAATAGGAAAGAAAAAGGATTTAATAAAATACTATCTAACTTTAATGAAAAAACTATTAATTTTTTCATTAAAGGATTATTTGATGGAGATGGTTGTTATTATATAAATGAAAAAAGGTCTATAAGACAAATAAGTTTATCTTCATCATTTAATCAGAATTATTCTGGAATTGATAATTTATTTAATAGCTTAAATATAAAATATAAAATAAGAAAAGTAAATTCTGTTAATTCCTATTCTATATTAAGAATGTCTTCAAAAAAAGACTGTAATATTTTTATTAATTTTTTAGGTAGTTCTTTAAATGTAGGGTTACAGAGAAAAATTGATAAAATTAATAAAATAAAAACATAACAAGTAATGGTAATATATTAGAAATTTAATTATGAAAAAAATACACATAAATAACGATGATAATTATGCTACCCCTCCAAAATTATACGAGGAATTGAATAATCGTTTTAATTTTGATTTTGATCCTTGCCCTTATAACGAAGGTAATATTATAAATGATGGATTGAAAATTGAATGGGGAACCTCAAATTTTGTAAATCCACCTTATAGCCAAAAGCTAAAAGAGGAATTTGTAAAAAAAGGAATTAAAGAAATGAAAAAAGGTAAGCTTTGTGTTTTTCTTATTCCAGTATCTACAAGCACAAAATTATTTCATGAATGGATTAAACCAAACGCAACTGAAATAGAATTTTTGAAAGGTAGAATTAAGTTTGGTAAGTTGGATGGAAATGGAAATTTCTATATACCATTAAATGCAAAAGGTAAAGAACAAAGTGGCACAAAAGATAGTATGATTGTCGTTTTTGACGGTCGTTCTTAAATATGTGTTACACATATGATTTTTAATTAATCAATTTAAAAGAATGAGAAAAATAACAAAAGAATCAATACAGGCTTTCTATAATAGAGAGCCTTTTAAAAAATCTAATACAATTGTAGAAACCATAAAAGGAGTAACAAAATTAAAATTACATAATAATACAATTGCAAAATTAGATGAAAATAATGAATTGTTTATTACAACAGCAGATTGGAATACAAGAACTACCAGAGAAAGATTAAATGGCTTATCTGAAGTTAGATTAGGAACTAGTAAAGAACAATTATATTTAAATAATGTTCCTTGGGATGGTAAATTAATAAATATTAGAAATTATGAAAATATATAGAAGCAAAGTTTATAATATAGATGTTGAAAATATAAACATAAAGTTATCAGTAGATTTGGATGATTTCTCAAATTCTAATAACAATGAAGGATACATTGAAATAAAAAGTACAATTAATTCAAATAAAAATTTTTGTTTTTGGGACAATCTTGATTTTTTTATTTATAATAATGAAGAAATAATAAAAAAAGAATGTAAACAAGAATTAATTGATAAAAATCTTTATGTAGAAGAAGTTTTTGATATTATTAAAAAACTAATAAACACTGCAATATTAGAGAATATGTTAATAAGAACTAAGAAAAATGATTAAAGGACAAGCAAAAACAGAGGCTGTTTATAGAGCTATATTATTAGATAGTTCTAGTTCATTGAAAGAGTTTTCAATGGATAGAAAGAAATATTATAATAAATATTATTTAGGAAAGAATGTAGAAGATAAAGATTCACAAGCTGCTATTATGGGAAGACTTGTAGAAACTCTTTTAATGGAACCTGATGAATTTGATAAAAGATTTTATATGTCTGCTTGTGCTACTTCTCCTACAGGAAATATGGTAACTTTTGTAGAAAATTTATATAGAGAAACTATAGATGCTACAGATGAATTTGGAAATGTTACAAAAACATTTGAAGAAATTTCTAAAGCTGCGTTTGCAGATTGTGGATATAGTGGAAAAGGAAATGGAAGCTATGAAAATATAATAAAAAAATTCATAGGTTCTGATGCAGAAATTTATTATAATGAAATTAGAAAAGTGAGAGCAAATAATCTTACTGTTGTAACTTCTCAAGATGTAACTCATGCTGAAAATATTGTATCAGAATTAAGAAATAATTTTGCTACAAAAGAAATTGTTAATCTTGTAAATAGTTCCAGATATAGTGTATACGACCAATTGCAGGTAGAAGGGTATGAAGTTGATGGTCATTTATTTAAGTCGATGATGGATAAAGTAATTGTAGACCATCAAGAAAAAACAATTCAACCTTATGATTTAAAATGTACATGGTCTGTAGAAAATTTCTATGAAGAATATTATTTATATAGAAGAGCATATATACAAGCATATTTATATTATTATGCTACAAATCATTTAACTTTAGATGAAAATAGTGAATTATATGGATATACAGTAAAACCTATTCAATTTATTGTTTGTGATAGTACAAATTATTATAACCCATTAGTATATACACTTTCTGATGAAGATATGAAAGATGCTTATGAAGGATTTGTACACAAAGGAAA